AATATCGCGGTCTTATCAAAGCCAACCAAGGTGGGATCATGACAGCGTTTCATAAATATACCTTGCTCGAAACTCATCTCATGTATGTAATCTGTGTAAATCTTGAATGCGCTGAAACCACCGCTTAAAACATCTGTATAGACGTTATATTCCATGCCGTCTAAGTTCGCGTCAAAGAAGATAGCGCGTATATGATCTTCAAGAATCTTCAATACCTGCGGATCAACGTTTGATCCGTCTTTGGGTCTTACGCTTAAAGACGGTTCTTGTTTAAAAAACTCTCCGCGCAAACGCGATATATATGCTTCTAGTATGTTTATTTCTATGATTGGGCGTCCTAGCTCTTGCAGCAATGATAACTGTTGCTGCGTCAATGATGATTCAAATATGAACCGTCTTGACATGTTGTAACGCTCATAATTCTCTAGAAAATAATCATAAGAATCGCGAATATTCATTTTTATGCGCTCTAGCTGATCATCTATTGAACTCTGTCTTATTATTCGATCTGATATTATCTTTGCCATGCGTTCGCTCTCATCTTATTTATTCTATTGAAATGATTTGCTATGCTGCCAACCATCTCATTTTGCTTTTTATTCGTAGTTTCATTTTTAGTTATTCTTGCATATTGTGTGCATATATATTCAAGGGCTTCGCATATATGGCTATAGATATTCTTGAGCGGCTTTTCTTGAAATGATTGAGACGCAAGCATTAAACTTGCTTTTATGACTTCATACTTGAATTTACCCATCAATCCCTCGCGCAACATCACACAATTACCAGTAAATAATATGCCTGGGTTACCTGACACCATCTTAGTTAAGAAGTATTTCAACCCATCACGTCTATATTGCGAAGAATTGCTAGAAGCAGGTAGCGATACAATGCCTAGTTCTTGTAGTATCTGTTGACACGTCCGACCGTCGCTATTCATGCCTTGCCCCGCTGGATCGTGTCTGCTTATGTAATTTTTGCGCCAAAAAGGATACTTTTTATCAAGCTGAGGTATGACTATATTTTGTGTGAACTCTCTAACTGACATGTACTCTGTCCAGAACTCATCGAGTACAACAAGTTGCCCGTCTGGAAATACCTGAACCACTGCACAAGCTGGCGTATTACCAAAATCCCAGCCTAGCCCTATTTCTACGTTCTCATTTGCTTGAATAGTCCTATTTACATAGTGCAACCTGTCATTGTACTCGGGATGTACAGCGCGCCCATCTTCTAATACACCATATTCCCCGCATAATGAAACGCGTATATATTCCTCGCTTGCACCATATGCGAGATTTTTATAGTAGTTTTTGTTGGGTAATTGATCGATAAAATCAGCGTCTGGATTATTAACCCAGTTCCCCTCAACATCCTTTATAAGTGCTGGTGGCATCTTATAAATTGACCAGTTTTCTGGGCGTTCTCGCTCGAATTTCTGATATATCCAATGGTCAGTGGATGGCGGATTGCAATCCATTATTACATACGGCTTTCCTAGTCCACCGCCGTACATTTTCCCGGGGTATCTGTCTGTTCGCTCTATAATAGTGCTTATAATTTCGGGATTATGTACAAATTGCGCCTCATTGACATATGCGCCTGTTAGCTCAAGCGATTTAAGTCTATTTATATCAGCTAAAGAATCTAATGCGAGAAATATAACTTCAAGCTCAACGCCGTCTTTTTTTATAAGATGCGTCATCGGACTATCCCCCTTTACTGCGCCGAACACATCGGGCGGAAACCAGTCGCACCATGTCTTAATAGTAGTAGTCTTAAGCTGACTGTATGTAGATCGTATAACAGCCCATCTTGACCGCCTTTTTCCGTCTTTCCCTGGCTTTACATGATGATGAGCAGTCATGTATATATCAATGTCGCAAGTACTTGATTTTCCACTGCCAACGCAACCGAACAACATTTTAACTAGGCTATGTCTATCTTGTAGAAATGCTTCTGATGTGCGATTGCAGATAAAATTTCTAACTGTCATGCGGCTGCGGCTTTATTTGCTTTAATACTTTGTTG